ATGTTCATTTAACTATTGGTACTGAAGTATGGGATACTGACAATGCTTTTGCAAGTTCAACTTTTACAGTTCCGTCAGGCAAAGCAGGGAAGTATTTTTTTGGTGGTCAATGTAGAATATCAAGTTTAGGGGATGCAAAACAAATTCAATTAATGATATTTAAAAATGGTTCATCTTTAGACAGAGCAAAAACTAAATATTTAGCTTCAACAGGAACTTCAATGGCAGTTACTGTAATGTTAATGGAAGATTGTGCAGTAGGAGATAATTTTAAATTATATGTATATCAAGATAATGGCAGTCAGACAGCTAACTCTGGACATACAACTTTTTATGGATACAGATTACTAGGAGTATAGATGAGCAGTGAAATAAAAGCAGATAAGTGGTCCCCAGCTAGCGGAACATCCGCAACGATCGGTGACTCAGGTGACACGTATACCATACCGTCAGGCGTAACTTTTACAAACAATGGTACGGCAACAGGTTTTGCACCTACTGGTATTTCTTCATCTATGACAAGTGGAACAGGTTTAAGTATAGATTCGAGCGGTCGTATTACTACACCTTTACAACCAATGTTTTCTGCTTATGCAAGTGCTGGTCAAACTATATCAAATTATTCAGATAATGATGTTGTATTTGGTGGGGAAGATTTTGATGTTGGATCAAACTTTGCTTCTAATACTTTTACCGCTCCTATCGCTGGTAAGTATTGGTTTAGTTTTAAAAGTGAAGTTGTAAATGCAGGTGGTTGGATCAAAGTAAAATTAATTCCTACAGGAAAACAATATCAATGGAGAGCAGATGGTTCAAGTTCTGGATCAGTAGCAGTTTCATTTTCACAATTAGTATCTATGTCAGCAAATGACACAGCAAAAGTAACTATTGTTGCTGATGATAATAATTATGTATTGGCAGGTGATAGTGGTAGCACCTATCATCAAACAACATTTAGCGGATATTTATTAGGATAAGGAGGTAAAACATGGCAAAAACAATTACAATTAATGTATCTGATGTAGATGAAAAAATACTTTATGACATTCTTAAAAAAGATGAGAGTGGTGTAGAAGGTATTCAAGATTGGACAAATAAAGCTGTTACGGGAAGAATTAATCATGCTTGGACAGAATTTAAAAATCATTGGGTTGATGTTCTTATGAATGACAGTTCTTTTAATGATCCAATTCCATCTAATAAAACAGATTTTGTTAATTTAGTAACTGCTAGAGCAGACTATAAAGATAGAGATGCAAGAGAATTATAATGGCACTAACTAGACTAGGACTGAATCAATCAATTAACTTATCAAGCAATACTACAGGTACGCTTGGTGTAGCTAATGGTGGAACAGGCTTAGCTTCAGGTACTTCTGGACAATTTTTAAAATTTACTGGATCAACTACTGTTGCTAGTGCGACGGCTGGTATTAATAATGAGGATCATTGGGTGTTTGTTACTCCAGCTACAGATCAAAATAGTAACGGAGTAGTAGATTTTAATACGCAAATGAGCAAAGGCTCTAATATTACTGAAAGTGGTGGAAGAATGACAGTAGCCACAGCAGGTCTTTACGCAATAGATTTTCATTTTAGTAACGGTGGAAGTAACGGAGACAATATGAATGTGTATTTAAGAAAAAATACAACAAGGCAAATAGGAGCTATTTATTGGGAAGGTAATACAGAGATTGGTTATATGGGAATGCATGGTCATGTTTTAATACAAGCAAGTGCTAATGATATTTTTGATATTTACGGAAGTGGTTATTGGTCTGGTAATACAAACAATCAAGCTCTTACTTGGTTTTGTGGCATAAGGTTGGGAGCATAAGATGGTTAGTAAAATAGATGCAATAAGAGAATTATATTCTGGTCAATATAACAAAGCCACAGAAGAAAGTATTGAATGGAAAGATGGACATACTACAACTGATGCAGAAAAAACAAACATTGACACAAAGTTTGCTGAGTTACAAGTTATACAAAATAGAAAAAATGAATATCCTACTATAGAAGAACTTGTAGTTGCTTTGTATGACACGGATGACAAAGCAGATATAGAAACAAAAAGGGCTGCGGTAAAAGCAAAGTACCCTAAACCTGCATAATGACCTTCGCAGCCTCTTCATTCGCCGAGGCAGCTTTTTCCTCACAAGGCGTATCAGGATCAGTAACCGTAGCGTTAAGTGGTCTTAGCATATCATCAAGTGTAGGTTCAGCATCAATTAGTTCAGGAATAACAGTTTCATGTCCTAGTGTTTCAATGACCACGGCTCTCGGAGCAGCAACACCAGGAACAGTAGTATCTCTAAGTGGTGTGTCTGCAAGTACAGCAGTTGGACAAGTAACATTAAACCAAACAGTAAACGTCTCTGGTGTATCTGCAAGCACAGCAGTTGGATCACTAGGAGTTGCTCTTGCTGTTATACCACAGGGTCAAGAAGGAACGATAAGTCAAGGAGCAGCTACGGTACAAGCTGGAGCTCTTGTAACACCAAGTGGTCTAGCAGGAACCACGGCTATCGGATCACCGAGCATATCAACATCAGCGGTAGCAATACCAACTGGACTTGCGGCTGTAACTGCTGTAGGATCACCAACGATTTCTGGTACTGCAACGATTATACCAACGGGTCAAACTATGCAGTCTGCTGTAGGAACTGTAGCGAAATACTCATGGCAAGAAGTAAATGATTCTGCAACAATGGTATGGTCAGAAGCGGCTTAATGTGTTAGGATAAAAATATGGCATCAACATTTTCATCAAGATTAAAAATAGAGCTTATAGGTTCTGGTGAACAGTCAAATAACTGGGGTAATATCACCAATAATAACTTTTCTCAGTCATTAGAACAGTCAATTGCAGGTGTTTATACAAAGAATTTAGGATCATCAAGTAGCCCTTACTCTCTTACAAGTGGTAATGGACCAAGTGCACAAACAGCAAACGAAGCAAGACAAGCAGCGATTGTTTTTACAGGTCATGCAACTGATTTTATTATACAATTTCCTGCTGTTGAAAAAATGTATTTCTTGCGTAATGCAAGCACAACAAAAAAGATAACAGCAAGACTAGGAGCAAGTGGTAATACATTTGTTATTAATCCTAATAGAAACGTGTTCCTATCAACAGATGGAACTAATTGGTTTGAAATACAAACACAAGGAAGTGATTGGGTTACAAAAACAACTACCTATACAGCTTTTACTGGTGATAAAATATTTGCTGATACATCAGGAGGGGCTTTTACAATTACGTTACCAGCTACTGCTAGTGTAGGAGATGAGGTAAGATTTGTAGATTTAGCAAATACTTTTGATACTGCTAATTTGACTATTGGAAGAAATAGTCATAAGATAGATGGACAAACATCAGACCTTACGGTTGCAACAGAGGGAGCAGCTTTTGCTCTTGTATATTCTGGTGCTACTCATGGTTGGAAATTACTGGAGAAATAATATGCCTACATATGAAGCTATAAAATACAAATTTTCTGGTGCTGCCGTTACGGATGTTCTAAAACCAACAAACAACCTTAACGATGTATCTGCTGCAGGTACATCAAGAACAAATTTAGGTGTTGCAATTGGATCAGACGTTCAAGCTTTTATCTCTGCTACTGCTGGCTCAAATGCTAATGGTAATAGAACTGTAAGCACAAATGATCCTACAGGTGGTAGTGACGGAGATATCTGGTTGAAAGTATCGTAAAGTGCCATGCCAATGTATGTCAAAGATGGTGGGGACTGGAGAATACTAGATACATCAGGAGATAATCCTGATCAGTTATACTGTAGAGACAGTACAAGTTTTACAAACAAAACAGTTTTAAATGGCTACGTAAAGACAGGCGGAGCTTGGAAAGAATTTTATAATATATTTGAAACAACTTCTTTTGAAACCTTTAGTACCGCTGGTAATTTTACTGATAGAGTACCAGCATTAGCAAACAGAATACATATACAAAAGGCTGTTGGCGCTGGAGGTGGTGGTAATAAAGGACAAGACTACGATAAAGCTGGAGGAGAACAAGGCGGACCAGGCGGAGGCTCTGGTGGTTTTGTTTCTGACATTGTTTTAGCAGTAACAGGTGGTGAACTACTATCTTTAGTAGTAGGTTCTGGTGGCACTGCGGGAACAAATTCTTACACTGGTGGTGGACCTGGTCCTGGTCAATCAACTACTTTGTCAGGTGCAACTACAGGTCCTATTTTTACTTTAACAGGTGGTGGTTCAGGTCAAGTAACAGGTGGTGGCGTTCAAGGCCCTTTATCTACTTTAACAGGTGGTGATGCTGGAACCGCTACTGTAAATGTTTCACGTATAACTTCTGGAACAACTGTTGACGGATTAAATATTACAACTTTTACAGACGGTCCGAGAAATGCATTTAATCAAGTTGCCAATGGTTCGGCAGGAAATAACGGTATTACTTATGGTGGTGATAATTCAAATGGTGTTGGTGCTGCGGGAGCAGCTTCTTTTGTTGATTTAGCAGGAACTGCTGGATCTGGTGGCGCTGCAGGTAATGGAGGTTCTCCTGAGCCTGGTCAAACTGGTGGCGCTGGATCACAAGGCGGAGGCGGTGGAGGCGGTGGCACAGAACAAGGAGCTCCTGGTGGTGCAGGTGGTGACGGTATAATAGTTTTTAGATATTTGAGGATATAATGCCATTAACTAAATTACAATTTCAACCTGGTATAGACAAACAAAACACTGAATATGGTGCAGAGGGACGTTGGATTGATTCAGATAACGTTAGATTTCACTACGGATTACCTCAAAAAGTAGGTGGTTGGCAGAAACTTGTTAATGACACAATTATAGGAGTAGCAAGGGACATACATGCATGGTCAGATCTAAATGGTGTACGGTACACGGCTCTCGGAACAGATAGAAAATTTTACATATACACGGAAGGTACTATTGCTGATGTTACACCAATAAGAAAAACAACAAGTAGTGCCTCTAATCCTTTTACAACAAACAGTACAAATAACGTTACAGTAACGGACAACGGACACGGTGCAAACATAGGAGATTTTGTAACCTTTGATTCTTTCTCTGCTATTGATGGTTTAGATATGAATGCAGAGTTTGAAGTAACTTCTGTTACTGATGCAAATAATTATGTTGTTACGCAATCAAGCAACGCCTCTGGATCTACAAGCGGAGGTGGTGGCACAGGTAATATAAATTATCAAATTAGTATTGGTCCTGATGCTTCAGTATATGGTTATGGTTGGGGTATTGGCACATGGAATACAAGTACATGGAACACTCCCAGATCAACATCTACTGTTACACTAGATGGTCGTAACTGGAGCTTTGATAACTTTGGTGAAGATTTAATTGCTACAGTACACAAAGGTGGTACATTTAGATGGGACACATCTGCTGGGTTATCAACGAGAGCTACTATAATATCTGCAGCTCCAACAAACTCTAGATTTAATTTGGTATCTATGCCTGATAGACATATATTTTTGTTTGGAACAGAAACTACAATTGGTGATACCTCTACTCAAGATGATTTATTTTTACGTTTTTCTTCGCAAGAAGATTTTAATACATGGTCGCCAACGGCAACAAACACAGCAGGTTCTTTTAGAATACAAGATGGATCAAAGATTGTAGCTGCGGTTAGATCAAGAAACGCTGTTTTGGTTTGGACAGATAACTCACTACATGCTTTACAATTTGTAGGTGCTCCGTTTACATTCTCACTTGTTGAATTAGGTGCTAACTGTGGAGCAGTAGGCGTACATTCAGCAGTAGATATTAATGGTGTAGCTTATTGGATGTCTCAAAACTCTTTCTATTTGTACGATGGTACAGTTAAAAAAATACCTTGTAGTGTACAAGATTATGTATTTGAAGATTTTAGTATTGCAAATTATCCTGAGACATATGCAGGTATTAATTCAGAGTTTAATGAAATAACTTGGTTCTATCCTTCTTCGGACTCAACTCAAATAGATAGAGCTGTAACATATAACTATTTAGAAAAAACATGGTACACATCTAATCTTGCAAGAACAACATGGTCAGATTACGGCGTATATCAACAACCTTATGCAACAAAATATGATGCTAGTTCAAATGGAACAACGCCAACGGTGTTAGGTTTAACTGCAGGAGCTACAACGTTTTATGAACATGAAGTAGGTTTTGATGATGATGGAACAGCTATGACAGCATTTATAACATCAGGTGATTTTGATATACAAGACGGTCAACAAATGCTTTCTATTAGTAGAGGTATACCTGATTTTAAAGATCAAGTAGGAGAGGCTGCTATAAAACTAGGTTTTAAATCATATCCTTCAGAATCTGCTACAACAATAACAAGAAATATAACGACTAGCACGACAAAATTTGATTTACGTGGTAGAGGTAGACAAGCTAATGTAGATGTGAGAAGCACTGAAGTAGGAGCTAATTGGCGTTATGGTACGCTAAGACTAGATGTTAAACCAGATGGAGGTAGATAATGGCTAAAATAGCAACAACAAGATTACCAGATTCAACACCTGAGTACGAAGCTTCTCAGTTTGATGCGTTAATTCGTGTGTTAGAACAAATAACACAACAGTTAAATTTTGGTTTTCAACAAGATATAAAAGATGAATCTACAGCAAGGAGTTTTTTCCTTGGCTGATGCATTTAAAAGTTTTTCTAAGACAGCAACTGGTTCTTTAACGGCTGTTTATACAGTTCCTACAGCTAATGAAGGAGCCGTACCACCTGTTTTACCGACAACGGCTATCATAAAAAGTATTAGATTATCTAATCAATCTGGAGGTGCAGTAGCTACCACTGTGTCAATATTAGATTACGATGCTAGTTCACCGCTTGATATTGAAGTATTTAAAGAAAGCTTGGCTGATGGTGCAGAGTCAGAGATTCTTACACAGCCTATAATTTTAGAGCAACAAGATGCTGTTAAAATATTAGGAAATGGTGTAAAAATATTAGTTAGTTTAATGGAGATATCATAATGTCAGATATAGGTAAAAAAGTACAAGATGCAGAAGTTGTTGGTCACGAAACAGTAGGTGATAAACAAATCCCTATTCTTAAACCTGAAGTGTATGTAAAAATATATTGCTCTAATTGTAAAGCAGAAGTTGATGAAGAAGAAAAAGCAACAGGTAACTGTAACGACTGTGGTAAACCTTGGGCCGAATCAAAGGCCAAAGATGTTACCATTCGTGTCGTAAAAAT